GGTAAATCTATTCAAGCTCAAGCGTTGGAAAATGTTTTGATGAAAAAGCGTTTGCAACAAGCTGAATACGATTTGCGACAAATGTTGATATATGAAGCTCCTCCTGAACTTGGAGCTTTGTGGACAGAGTTTGACGAAGAACGAAGAAAACTTTTAAAAGATAAAGCTAAGTACGACGCCGCTCAAAAAAAAAGGATGAACGAGAAAGGCGTGAACATGAGAAGTATGTTCAGAAGTGGCAATTTCGAATTGCAGTTTGCATAGGAATTCTTGTTTTTTTTGTAACTTTTGCAGGATTGATGTACATGATTCATCAAGATTATTTAAGAAGAAGAGAAGGACAAGCGTGGTACAAGCAATATAAAGAAAGACATAATCAAGACACAAAAGAGTGGGAATGCTATAAAACATTCAGAGACACAGGTTATGTATTGAGTGATTGTAATTAGGAGAAAACAATGAATTGGTTAGAACAGGTTGCACCAACAATTGCTACAGCACTAGGAGGGCCTTTAGCAGGTCTTGCGGTCGAGGCTGTCTCCAAAGCTCTTGGCGTTAGTGGTGATGAGGCCAAAAACATCCTAGACGAAGGCAAGATGTCTGCTGACCAAATCGCACAAGTTAAGGTTGCAGAACTTGAATTGCAAAAACAAGCTCAAGCTTTGGGTTTGAATTTTGAGCAATTAGCAGTTCAAGATCGTAGTTCTGCACGAGACATGCAAATTGCGACTAAGTCATTTCTTGTACCTACCTTAGCAATCATTATTGTTGTGTCGTTTATTGGAGTTGTTGTAGGTACGATGATGGGGTTATCCCATATTGAGTCTGCAATGGCGGGCACTTTAGTGGGTTACCTTTCAGCTAAAGCTGAACAAGTGGTAGCTTTTTATTTTGGTTCATCCGCAGGTTCTCAGCGTAAGGACGAACTTTTACATCAATCTACTCCTGTACCATGATAGAAAATTTTGAAAAATCTTTAGAATTAATTCTTGCTAGTGAAGGCGGTTTTCAAACGGAATCCGCTGATAGTGGCAATAAATTGCCTGACGGTCGTGCAGGTTCTACTAATTTGGGCGTTACACAAGCCAATTGGGAGGCTTTTCTTGGACACCCTGTTACTTGGAATGACATGAAAGCTTTAACTTCTCAGACGGTCAGTCCTTTCTACAAAAAGAAATATTGGGACAAAGTCATGGGCGACGAGCTTCCTACTCCGGTCGATTTCATGATGTTTGACTTCGCCATCAACCATGGCGTAGGAGGCTGTGTAAAGGTCATGCAAGGCGTTGTTGGCGTTCCGATGGATGGTGGCATGGGCCCACAGACTTTAAACGCTATAAAAGCAATTCCTGTTCAGCAGTTGATTCAGAAATTTTCAAATGCAAAAGAAGCGTATTACAAGAGTTTAAACAATCCCACTTACGAAAAAGGTTGGCTTAACCGAGTGGCAAAGGTAGAAAACGATGCTTTAAACATGATTGCTTAAAGCGACCTTGTAGGAAAACTAACCTGATGGGAAAATAGACAAAACAATGGGGAAATTATGAGCACCAATATACCATCATGGGTAATGACTTATGACAGTCTGACCTACTATGTACTTCAGTACCTAGAACGCTCAGACACGGCTACTATTAACGCCATCCCCACTTTTATTACTTTGGCTGAGTTTGAAATTGCTCAAGAGATTAAAACCTTAGGCCAACTTCAAGTTGCTGAATCAATGATGAACATTGGTCAGCCAACGATTGCCAAGCCTGCGCGGTGGCGCAAAACCGTCTCCATGAATATCACGGATGCATCTGGTAATCGTACTCCTATTTTGCTTCGCAAGTACGAATATTTGACTAATTACTGGCCTGACAATGCCAATACATCAAAACCTTTGTACTACGCTGATACAGACTGGGATCATTGGTATGTTGCACCCACACCGGATGCGGCTTACAACTTTGAAGTGCTGTACTACGAGCGGATTGCCCCATTGAGCTCAACAAATCAAACCAATTGGCTGACCCAGAATGCCCCAACAGCAATGTTGTACGGCACTTTGTTGCAGGCAATGCCTTTTCTCAAAAATGATCAACGCGTGATCTTCCAACAAAAATACAGCGAAGCTATCAAGTCGCTGAAAGATGAGGATGTGTCTCGTGTTGGTGACCGACAAGCCGTTGCTGTGGATAGCTAATCATGACTACATACTCCTCACCCTATACCGGACAGACCATCAACCCATCGCAAGTTGGGTATGAAGCGCTGACGATCAGTACAAACACGACTCTACAGTGGCCCATCAACAGCAACAGTTCGAGCGTAGTTGCCAACATCATCGATGTAATTGCAACAGCCAACAGCCTGCAGTTGATTTTGCCTCCTGCCTTGGAAGTTTCTGTTGGTCAGGCATTCATCGTTCGCAACATTGGCAATGGCTCGCAGTATTCGTTCACAGTCGCCAACAACTCTGGCGGCACGATTCAGACAATCCCTGTTGCACCGACGACTTCGACAGTCAACACCTACTACATCTACCTAACTGACAACACCACAATCAATGGCACATGGTCAACGATTGCTTTGGGTATTGGTACTTCGGCTTACAGCGCGAATACGCTTGCCGGGTATGGCTTAGAGGCCATCAATAACACCGTCAATACCATTCTGCAGGTCAATCAGTTTGGATCAAACTACACTTTAAAAGCACAAGACCAATCGTCTTTGTATGTGTGGACTGGTGGCGCAGGCACAATAACTTTGCCTCAAGCAGGCACTGTTGGCGCAAGTTGGTATGTGGTGATTAAAAATGACGGAACAGGCATTTTGAATGTTGCCGCACAAGGTACAAGCCAAATTGACTTCAACGGCACCGCAATCCAATTGCAATTGTCTGAATCGTTTGTGATCACTACTGATGGCACAAATTGGTTTACCTATGCCTATGGTCAATCCCCAATATTCTTCTTTACTTTATTGAGTCTGCCAGTTACCGGCGGCACTGTGACGCTGACTTCTGTTCAAGCATCGAGCATTATTCAAGAATACACCGGCACCCTAACAAGCAACTGTACAGTTGTTTTGCCTCCAACGGTGCAGTTTTATTCATTTCAAAATAATACCACCGGCTCGTTCTCGCTGACATTTACGACTGGCATCAGCGGCGGTACAAATATTGTGTTGCCTCAAGGCCAAACGATTATTGCGATCTGCGATGGCACGAATGTCTACAACGCTCAGACATCGACTTCAAGCTTTATCCAAAACTTGAAAATTGGTGATGGTTCAGCCGCCGCACCCTCATTGGCCTTTCAAAGCAATCCGACCACCGGCTTGTACTTGGCGGCATCAGGTCAGATTGGTTTTGCAATCTCTGGACTTGCGGCAGGTCAATTGACTGCCACCGGCCTCTTGTTGCCTGTTGGCATCAATGGTGGAGCGTTCTAATGACTGCAAAAGTCGCGATTCTATCAATACCTGCGGGCATACAACGCGACGGTACGCTGTTTTCGGCACCTTCATACATTGATGGTGAATGGTGCAGGTTCCAATATGGTCGCCCTCGAAAAATGGGTGGATACAGTGCGTCTTTTGTGAATGCGCCCGGTATCAGCCGAGGCATGATTTTGCAATCTCAGGACGGTCACACATGGGTAATTTCAGGATTTAGCGACAGCATTCAGCAATGGACAATTGACAATGATGATGCTGTAGGTTCTGGCCCAAGTGCAATCTTGCCAGTTGGCTCTGTGACTGGGGTCAGCATTGTCACTCAGGGCACCGGCTATATAAATGGCACCTATACGAATGTGCCTCTTGTCACTGTGACTGGGACGGGTGCTTTAGCGACTGTCACCGTATCAAGCAATCAAGTGTTCTCAGTGGTTGTCACTAACGGGGGCACAGCCACTTACCCGTATGGTGAGAGCTTCACCATCAATAACACAAGCATTGGAGGCTCAGGATCGGGTTTTGCAGGCGTTATTACTGCCAACTCAGCATTTACCCCTAATGACCTCAATTTGTGGCAGTTTGACACCGGCTACGACCCCTACGGCACCGGCAACAACAATGTGATTGCTCATCCGGGATTGAACCTTCAGCACATTGACAACACCACAAATACTCGACCTTTGATTGGGCCATTCACCGGCAACACATTGACGCCTGTAGGCGTTTTTTCACAATCGGGCACGACCACCAACATGTCCAAGAATGTGACTTTCACGACAACCAATGTTGCGATTGGGGCAGGCGTATCTGTGACCGGTGCAGGTATTCCTGCAAACACTGTTGTTGTGTCTGCTAATTTGGTTAGTAACTCAATCACATTGGCAAATGTTTCAGTTACAGGAACTGCGGGTCAGTTTTCTTGCAATACCACCACTTTGTTTTTAAACCAAAAAGTAGTGGTTTCGGGAACTTTGACTGGCACAGCTACTGGTATTTCAGCAGGTAATTACTACATAATTGCCACTAATGGCACAACAACTTTCACTTTGTCTCAAACTTCAGGTGGTACAGCAATAAGCACCACAGCAGGTACCACCGCAGGATTAACTTTTATTGCTGAGCAATCTGGTGTTTGGACTGCAACATTAAACAACGCGGCTACCGCATCAGCCACTGTTACCTTGACTTTTGACAACAACATCAGCGTATCTGGTGGGATTGTGATGCTCTATCCCTATCTTTTTGTGTACGGCAATAATGGCCTAATTCAGAATTGCGCCGCCGGTAACTTTAATGACTGGACATCTGCTGACTCGAATGCCAACAATGTGGCCTCAACCAAGGTCATTAAGGGTTTGCCGCTACGGGGAGGCACAACTTCCCCCTCTGGCTTGTTTTGGACACTTGATTCAGTGGTGCGCGTGACTTATGCACCACAGAATGTGGGTACATCGACTCTTTATTGGCGTTATGACTTGATTACACAACAGTCATCAATCATGTCGAGCTCGTGCGTAATTGAGTACGACGGTATCTACTATTGGGTGGGTGTGGATCGATTCTTGATGTACAACGGTGTTGTCCAAGAAGTACCCAACAGCCAGAATTTGAACTGGTTCTTTGATGGTATCAATACTTCACAGCGCCAAAAGGTCTGGGTCAGCAAAATTCCTCGTTGGGGTGAAATTTGGTGGTTTTACCCACGCGGAGACGCTACAGAATGCACCGACGCAATCGTCTTTAATGTGCGCGACAAGGTTTGGTATGACGCAGGGTCTGCACCGGGCGCCAGACGCTCTGCAGGCACCTTCTCTGAGGTGTATAAGAAGCCTATTTGGGCCGCAAACACTGAAAATGACACAGGTCAATACGACCTCTGGGTGCATGAGCAAGGCACAAATGAGGTGTATTTGAATAAGGTGGTTGCTGTTTACTCTGCCTTTGAGACTAATGTTTTGGGTACCTCTGCCGGGTTGGTAGGTTCACCACAAGGTGGAGACAATTTATGGACGCGTTTGGAGCGTGTAGAGCCTGATTTCCAACAAGTTGGAGCCATGGACATGATTGTTACTGGTAAGGGTTATGCAGACGATACCGATCAACCATCGGCGCCCTACACTTTTGAGCCATCTACCCTTAAAATAGACTTAAAAGAACAACGCCGTGAAATGCGGTTACGGTTTGAATCAAACACACAAGACGGTAACTATTTCTTAGGTCGTGTTGTGCTGAATGTGGAAACTGGCGATGTTCGCGGAACAGGAAACCCATGATAGCTTATGACCCACGAGGAATGACTTGGGATCAGTACTGTAAGCTGATTGAAGAGTTGTTTGCGTCAAACCAGTTGGGTCATGTTCCTGAGTCAGATTGGAGAATGTGGGTAGATGGATTAAATGGGATTGGATATTTTGTCCAATCTGGGGTGCCAGATCATAGAGGTTATGAAAATTGGCAAGATTGGGCAACGGCTATGACAGGAATCATGTCTGTCACACCAGTACAGGAGAACTTTTAATGAAACCGTCAGAAGTCATAACGAACGATTCCAAGCAAAGGGGCTTGGATCACAAACTAATTTTAGGTGCAGTTGCCAAGACCGTTAAAGATGGCGGTTTTCTTTTGCACGATGGTAAGACTTCTCTCCTTTTAGAAAAGATTGGCCCCGGCGAATTTTCTAGCCACTTATTTACACAAGACCCACCCGTCATTTTGTCTCGAACATTGATTCGATTTTTTCGAAATATTGAACGACGCGGTGTTCATCGCCTGTACGGTAAAGCCGACAACGGAGCGATCATCAATTTAATAAGACGACTTTGCAAACAGATCAATGTACCTTTGAAGGAATCTGATCGCTCAGGTTATAACTGGATGATTAAATTATGAGCAAAATAATTTTTGGCGGTTTAAGCAATCGCAATCAGGGCGCGCAATTATATGACCCACAACCACAAGCAAATGACATTTTGCATTGCGGTCAAGTTGCTCATCATTATGGTGGCGGGGGCGGTATTGCACCTATTCTAAGCTTGGGTTTAGATATTGCTACTGGAGGCGCCACAAGCTTTTTGTGCGCAGTGACTGACACGGCATGTGTAATTTGTGCAGTAGATAGTGTTGCTTGCATTTTGTGTTCGGCAAGTAGTGTGTCAGACGGTAGTTGTGTTATTGGTAGTGGAGGAGATACCTGCATTACTTGCTATGGCGGTTGTGGATCATGTACAGGAAATAGTGGTGATTCCACTTGTTCTGGTGGCCCTAGATTTTGCACTACCTGCTACAGTTGCTGTAAATTATGTACAGATACTTCTGGAGGTTGCACTTCCTCTGGTGGATGCTCTTCGTGCGTCTATACTTCTGTATGTTTAGATTGTCAAAACCATTTTTGTCAAAATTGGACTAGTTGCTGTAAATCTCAATTACCCACAGAAACTTGTGGGGGTTGCTTTGTTTCTAATAATGTTACAGGTTGCGTAAATTCATGCGGGCCTTGCATCTGTAATTCTGGTGATTCGAACTGTATAGGTTATCAAACAAATTGTTCAATTATTTGTTGTGATAAAGGTTACGGAATTTGTCAGACTTGTGTTACAAGTTGCGGAACTTCATGCGCACCTTGCGTCTGTAATTCTGTAAATTCCAACTGTATGGGTTATCAAACAAATTGTTCAATTATTTGTTGTGATAAAGGTTATGGAATCTGTAATACTTGCACATTGTGCAATACTTGCTTGCCTTGTTGTGTTATTCCAACTTGTGAATCTTCAAATTCCATTATTTGCTGTGATAGCGGTTATGGAGTTTGTAATACTTGTACACCATGCGATTCTTGCTTGCCTTGTTGTATTACCCCAAGTTGTGAAACTCCCGGAAGTTGTTGTATTTCATGCTGTGGATGCGATTGCACAACTTGTTGTACAAATTGCTGTACAACCTGTTGTAATACATGCTGTACAGATTGCTGTGCATGTTGCAATACTTGTTGCTGTGATACTTCATGTTGCAATACTTGTTGCAATACTTGTTGTTGTGATACTTCATGTTGCGGCACTTGCTGTTGCGATGTGTGCTGTTGCGACACTTGTTGCTGTGACACTTGCTGTTGCGATCAATGTTGCTGTACAAACAAGTGCAAGACTAAAAAACCAAAAGGCCCAACTGGTAAAAAGCCTCCAAAACATAAGCCCGTTAAAAACCCAAAACCAAGCAGTGCTAAAGGCCAAGGTGGCCCATCAGCTTTATGCGGTATTGCCAACTTGTTGAAAGCCGGTAGTGCTAAGAAAGCGCTTGAGCTTGCCAAGCTTGGTACTGGAAAGATTGGTGAAAACATTGGTGGCTTGAGCAACGCAAGCGGTAAAGTTGCCGCCTGTCAGATTGCTCCATGTAAGATGCTTGGATACGGTTGCCTTGCCGAGGGTGGTTTGTTTCATGCCGCAGTTGGTGGTAAAGCCAAAACTGCAAATTTGGCTAAATTAACAACCAACCGAATTGGAGACTCAAGCAATTTGTTGGGCACCACGAATCAACGCACCATGGGTTGCCAAATTTCTCCTAATAAAGGTTTGGGATATGGTTGTTTAGCTTCTGGTGGCGAAGTACATCACTTCTCTGGTGGCGGTACTGAAGGCTCTGAAGAAACTTGCATTTGCAAGAAAATTCAAGCCATCAAGGACGCCACTTCAGAGGCTACAAAATCCAAAAATGATGCTTTTGACATTTCAAAATACGAAACAAAATTTGCATGCAGTCAACCTGAGATTTTGGTGAATCGCGGTTCAGGCCAACACTTCAGCAATACGCCCTTGTCTCACATCTATCAAGGCATTACAGGCCACGCTGAGGGTGGTGGATTGCCTGCGGCTTACCATAGCGCAACACCTAAAGGTCACAATCCTGAGTTCATCACTGGTGTGACTGGGTACTATGCTTGCGGTGGTGGTACTGGACAGTCTGACGACATTCCTGCCATGCTTCATGACGGCGACTATGTGATGGATGCTGAGACAGTATCTGCACTGGGCGACGGTTCAAGCAAGGCCGGCAAAAAAGTTCTTGACGGATTCAGAACTAAGGTTCCTCATCATGTTCCTCGCCATGCGGATGGTGGCGTTGCAGGAGCCAATCCTGTGCCTGCCAAGATTGCTGATGGCGAGTATGTCTTTCCTGCGGCGTTTGTCACGGCGCTTGGACGAGGAGATAATAAGCGAGGGGCAGAAATTTTGGACGGCATGCGTGAAAAGTTGCGAGCTCATAAGCGCAACGCGCCTTTGTCTAACATTCCACCGAAGGCTAAGTCTCCCCTTGATTACATAAAAAAGGGAACGAAGTAAATCATGGCAAACTTACTACAGTCCTCACAAAATAAATCTACCTGTGCGCCGTCGTATTACACGAACTACCTTCAAAACCTAGCAACCAAAGGTCAGCAGGCACAGTGTTGCGCAAAGTTCGTAGGGGCTCAACCCTTACAAACTGAGGCTTTTTGTAAGGCCGCGACAAACTTTGGAGCTCAACAGGGAAACTTTGCGACTGCGCAAAATTTGTTGGGATGCGCGGCTAATCAGAACATCACTGGAGCCGCCGCGCCTTTCTTGACCGCAGGCACTAGCACCAACCCACTGACAGAGCTTCAGCCATATGCCAACCAAGCCATGGCTACGACTGGTGTGCAGGCGGCAACTCCTGACATTTCTAAAGGTACAGCATTATGCGCGGCGGGTGCGGCAAGCCCATACATCCAACAAGCGGCGGCTAAAGGTGGTTTGTGCGCGGCTAACCCATATCTCAGCAAGGTGTCTGGCACCTGCACTGCTCAATTGGCTCAGTCCTACATGAGCCCTTACTTGCAATCTGCTGTGCAAAGCATGTCAGATATTGCTAACCGCAACATTCAGCAGAATTTAGCTCCTCAAGCCACTGCGGCGGCTGTTGGCTCTGGTCAATTTGGTTCTCAGCGTGGTGCTCAAGTATTGGGCCAAGTCGAAGCCAACGCTGAACAGTGTTTGAATAGCCAGATTGCCAACATGGAGAATCAAGGCTACAACACCGCTCTTGGTGCGGCAGGTCAAAAACAACAGATTTGCGCAGGTTTGGGAAGCACTGCAGGTACTCTA